GCGCCGCCGCACGCTTGCTGCCGTGTTGTAGCACAGCGTCGAAGTAGGCAGCCTGCTGCGGGCTTGCCGCAAATTCGCGCAGGTTCGGATCGAGGGTGTTCTGCTTGGTCATGCGGTTCCTTTACTTAGGCCAGGCCTGTACCGTCTTCGCATGGCGCGCAGCACAGTCGGCGTATTGGTGCAGCAACCCGATCGCCCAGGCCTGCCACACGTCGTAGTCCGGAGACTCGGGTTTCGGCACGTCCGGGCACGGCGCCGCAAGCGCGCTATCGAGGGATGGCTTGATTTGCGGCGTCAATGGCGGAGTCGAGGTTGCGCACCCGCACAGCGTCAGGCTTGCAATCCACAGGCAGAGGCTTCGCATTGCGCAGTTCCTTGGTGAGCGCCGCAATCTTGGGCGCTAGGGTGGTTTCGATTCCGGCGTACTCGGTCGCCGCCTTGTGGATGGCAGCGGCATCGGCCTGCAGCGTGGTCAGCGCAACGGTTGCTTGCGCCGCCTTCTCCTGCGCCTGGGTAGCCTTCAGGCGCGACAGCTCATTGCTGAGCCGCCAGCCGTTGATGACCCAGCCGGCGCCGAATGCAAGAACTCCGGCAGCGATTCCGGCTCCGACCATGAACGGCGCGCGATACGGCGTCAGGCGGGCCAACAGCGCGGCGATCATGCCGGCATCCTCAGACCGTCCAGGAACAGCGCTTTCTCGGCCGCGCGTCGGTCGACCAGCCCCTTGAGCTTCTGGCCGTTCGAATACACCCAGCGGTCAAACTGCTCGGCGGCTGCCTTGTGGCTGCCCTTGTTCAGCAGGATCAGCATGGTCGATTCGGCCAGCGCCTTCGCGCCCAGGTTGAACGTGAAGGACACGAGTGCGTCGAATTGCTGCTGGACCAGCGGCGCCTTGACCAGCGACGACACTGCAGCCTCGGCGTCTTCCAGATCCTGCGTGAGCCAGACGTCGGCCTGCTGCTGAGAGCAGCGGTCACCCATCTTGACGCCGCGCGTGTGGCCGACTCCGATCGTGGGAATGCCAGCGGGACAACGATACGCCTGCAGGTAGCAGCCTTCGAACTGGCGGATCAGCGCACGGCACGCACCGGAGGCCTTCATGTGGGCGGCGTTCATTGCGTGTCCTTCGGGGCGTCCGCCGGCAGGCTGAACTTGGAGTTCGCCAGGCTTTCGAGCTTGAACAGGGCGCGACTACCCATGTGGGCCATGATGCCAACCAGCGCGTACTTGAGAGACGTGGGCGCGCCGATGTAGTCGCACAGGTTCGCGACGACGATCCCGGTGAAGCCAGAGATCACCAGTTCGCCGACGAACTCAGTGACGTTCCAGGCGCGGACGTGACCCTCTTTCATCTTGCGCATGAAGGAGGCCAAGCCGCCCAAGAGGGACAAACCGATAAGCAGTGCCCAGCTGAGAAGCACGTCCAAGGTGCCAGGGGTGGGGGTTTGGTTCATTTCGCGCTTTCAGGAGAGGCTGCGACGGTCGTAAAAAAACCCGCCGAAGCGGGTTGATGGATGAAGCTGAGGGCGGCATGTAGGGTGCCAGGGTCGAATCGTGCAGGGTCTGGCATTCCGAGCGCCGCGGCTACTGCCTCGGAACAGAACCACTTCCGCTTGTCGTCGCCGACGGCCGAGAACACGAAGTGCAGGTTGCCGAGCAGGTCGTATGCATTTCCCTCGTGCTCAGCAAACCAGTCCCAAGCCTTATCGGACAGCTGCTCAGGAAGATCGACGAACTCCCACAGGGCCGGGTCGAAGTCGATCGTCTTGAACCGTACGCCGGCGTCCATGTATGAAGCCGATGCGGCGTAAGCCCGGCCTGGCGTCGTGGTCTCAAGCAGCAAAAGCTCGACGTGCGAGTACGGGCTGCGGGTCCACCAGCGGACCAGGCGGTTATAGACGCCAGGCAGGCCGGCGTGCGTACCTTTATAGAAAGCTGCTCGGAGGGTCATGGCATCACCAGGTGATTGCCGCGACCTCTTCCGGCGTGCCGGCTGCTGCCAGCTGCGCCTTCAAAGCCTGGGCGTGGGTAAAGTTCTCAGTGCCCTGCGCGGTCATCGAGGCGTACATATCCTTGAACGCATCAACGTCTGCCAACTGGATAAACGTGTTATCAGTTGCCTTCCACGCCATCGGGAAGCCTGCTGGAAATCCGCCGGCAAGCGCGATGTTGTTTGCCACGCCGTCGATGTCCGACCGAGAAAGCGCATCACAGGCGATGCGCTTTCCGGCGTGCGGGAATGTGGACAGGTTGGCTTCGGCGCGCCACGCATTGATTTGGTCGTTCTTGGCGGCCTTGAGCGCATCGAGATTGGACACCGGCTGCAAGACGGGTGCCAGTTCGACACAGTCGCGCGCTTCGTTGGCGTGGTAGTTGACCCAAGAGCCAGCCAGAGCCTCGTCGACAACAATCATGCGGTCGACGTGTTCTTCCGGCGGCACTTGAAGAAAGCAGCCGTCGAGCTTTCCGTCGGCGCCATAGGTGACGTAGCGAATGTTTTCCATTATGCGAGCTTCCAAAATTCGGCCTCGGAATAAATTTCGACTCCACCCGTCTGCGCAGACCCGAACGTGCCAGCGGTTGCGCCAACGTAAGACTGCAGGCGAAAGGTTTTTGGCGCAGCGATAGTGAAGCGGCCAGTCACGTAAGAGTCGGAATTCTCTGCGGAGTTGAAGACGCGATGCGGGGAGCCGACGTAGGTGATACTGTCCGTTGTGTTCGCCAAGATTGTCTTGCTTGTAGCATTCACTGTGCCGGACACGCAGGCGCGGGCGCGGAAATCGTATGTCCCGGCCGGCAACACAATCGCGCCGGACGACAGGCTCGCGCCGCTGATGGTATTGGCGTCAGTTGTGTTCAACCCGCGGTTCACCGTGCCCGTGCCCGTCGCGGCCCCGTTCACGTTGCTTGCGTACTGCTCGCTGAACTTCGCATACTGGTAGACCGGCATCGGCCCGATGTCACCCTTGTCGCCGGTGCGCGTGAACTTGATCAGCACCGCCTCGTTCGGGCCAAACGGGTTCGCCGAACTACCGCCGGTATTCGTCACTGTCAGCTTCCGGTATCCCGTCGCAGTGATTCGTGCCGTCACATCGAAGGTCAGGAATTTGGTCGGATCACCCTGCTTTACGATCCGGACCTGGCCCTTGACGATACTGGTCGAAGTATCGAATTGGTCGATCAGTGCAGTGTTGTCGATTCCGTCGGCGCCGAACAGGTCTAGAAAGAGCGACGTGGCCGCATTCTGCGTCGCGGCGTTGAATCGCAGCTTGCCAGGCGTCGGGTCGGCATCGGCAGTCGACGAGAGGTCGACGGTGTAAGAAAAGGCGTAAGCCCCGCCGGCCGCCAAGACGTTCAGCCCCGAAACGAGCGCGATCAACTCGGCGACGAAGTTCACCAGCCATGTAATGAACGCGTCGAAGCGGCTCGAAAATGTTGTGCGATCGCCTCGCTGAGGAGCAGCCGGCGGTAGTGTGAGAAGTGCCATTAGATAAGCCCTTTTACTGTCATTGAAATGTTGCAGCGATCAGCGCTGTAGGAGAACTTCCCGGAACCAAGGCCCCAAGTCCGAAGTCCAGCTGCATCCGGACTGTCAGAGCAAAACCAGAACGCAGGCTTACCCAGCAGAGAGGTAACGATCGCTTGTGCACGCAGCCCGGCAGCTCGGCTATCAGCAATCGCAGACATCGACAAATTCGTAGCCGAAGGGCCATCGATAATGTCGGTGTTGCCCCACTGGTCCGTGTCGATATAGGCGAACGAAGTTGGCTCGGCCTCGGCGTCAGACAACGTTTTCCCGAGCACCTTGATGTCACCGACCGCTAGCGCGCCGCAGCTAACTGTCCCGCCACTCGTGAGCGAGACTGTGATTTCGCCAGTCCCGTACGGCGGCAGGTCCGACAGCAGCAAGTCCGTCAGCGGCTCAAACGGATCGAAGAAGTACTCCCAATAATCATCAGGGGCGCTTGCCTCCATCGCCTGGGTGTACGAGTACTCCAGGGTCCCCCCCGGCGAATCCTTTACGGTGACCGTGATGTCGTTTGCGGACACGCCAACCACATACAGAGAGCCAGCTGGCCCCGGGCGCAAGACCACAGTGAGGTCGCCGCTTGCCGTCGTCGCCGTACCGATCTTCTTGTCGAACATCGCCCAAGGGTTGGCCGGCCCGAGGTCCTGCCAATACACGACGCCGCCATTACTGGCGGCTACGCGATTGACAGGGTCAGTCGGATCCTTACCAACGTTGCTTGCGACCAGACTCCGGTAGTTATGCAGAGTCGCCGGGCTGTAGCAGTAAGCTCCCGCCGCAAAGGACGTTGTGTTGTCCCAGGTCGGATAGCCCTCTGCTACAGCCGTAGTGCTTTGAAGGATGCTCGATGTGATGGTGATCGGCACCAAGACGCTGAGATTGCCGCTCAATTAGACCCCCTTCACACGCAGGAAGCTGCCGCCCGGGCTTGCGCCCTTCAGCACATCAGCCATGATTGCCATGTCTTTCGCCATACCCTCGATAACCTCCCGTTGTTTCGCGTTTTCTTCCTGCAGACCCTTTACCGCATCCGCAAGCACCGCCCCGTTATCTGATGGCCTAGATGCTCGTGCCAGAACGGACATCAGCAGGCGGTTATCTGCCGCCGGGATGATTCGCTCGCCCTCATGCACAAGCGCCGGCATCGTCTGCGGTACATAGTTCGTGCCGATCGCGAACGGGTGCAGCTTCTTGTACTCATCGCCCTTCATGAATTCGGCGCGAATTGAGTCAAGCGAAACGCCCTTGGCGAGCTGGTCCTGCCAGAATTGCAGGCCGGCTTTGTCCGGCGCCCGGCCGAGCAGATCCTCGTAGAATCCCGCGACGGTCGAGGTGCCACCCACGACCGGATTCGACTTCGCGCCACCGATCGACGACTGGAATGCCGCCAGGGCCTGCGCCAGGGACAGCGTTGCAACCGACTGCCCGTTCAGCGCATCAATCTCCGCCTGCCCATTCGCCACAATCGCGTCGAGGCGTTTGATCTGGTCGTTCAGCGCGTCGAGCGACTTCTGCTCGATCGACAGCGAATCGTCAGTGATGTCACCCAGTTGGGCGATATCGTTCTGCGTGCGCAGCAGATCGAACATGTAGTCTTCGCGCGATCCGAACTGCTTCGAAGCGTCTTGCGTGACCGCACCGAGCGCCTTCTTCAGCGACTCGACTTGCGCATCCGACAGCGTGCCGCCTGCTTTCGTGATTGCCAGGTCAGACCGGATTTCGGCCTGCGCCATCGACCGCGCGAACAGCTTCTGTTCGGGCGATTGAAGGCTATCGAGCGTGCTGTGAAGCGCCTGCGACAAGCTCTGCAGTTTGTTGAAGGCCGCGGTATGCGTGTCAACGCTCGTCTGGATCGCCGACTTCTCTCGCGACACGACCTTTTGCAAGACCGAATACATGTCGCCGACGCCGGCCAGCATTGTGCTTGCCTGATCCTTCACAGCCTGCAGTGCGGCAGCCTGAGATTTCACAGCCTGCACCTGGTCGAACAGAGCGCGGTTACTTTCGTCGAGCGCAGCGCGCTGCTTGCCTAGCAACTGCACCGACGACATCGTGAGTTCGTCGAGTTGGTCTTGCAGGCCTTGGCGCTCTTGCAGGATGGCTGCGGCCTTCTGCGCCTTCTCGGCTGCATCGTCCGGATGAACCTGTGCGAACGCCTCGCCAAGAGCCAGCAACGAATCCAACTGCTTAGCGCCTGACTCGGTTGCAGCGGC